CTATTCCCTACAGGCAATGCAATGGGAAGATGTCAGCGTGTCGGAACACTGGAACACCCTAAGTCCATCACTTACATGGGAAAATGCCCTAGTTGTCGCATAAGGAGAAAATATGAGTAATCCCACCACGCCATTCAGCTGGCAGATGCCGACCAATACAGATTTGGTGACGGACTTACCAGCAGACTTTGAAGTCTTTGGGCAAGCCGTTGCAACATCGATGGCAGACCTATTAGGTGGCACATCCGGTCAAATCCTTGCCAAAAATTCCAATACGGATATGGATTTCGTATGGATTGCAAATGACCAAGGAGACATCACCGGAGTCACAGCTACTTCACCACTTACAGGCGGCGGCACATCCGGAGCAATCACAGTTGGAATTCAAGATGCCAGCACATCCCAAAAAGGATCAGTGCAGCTCTCAGACTCAACCTCAACCACATCATCAGTGTTGGCATCAACACCAACAGCAACAAAAGCCGCTTACGATCTTGCAAATGGTGCGGTTGCAAAATCTACTTACACCACAAAAGGTGACATTGTTGCTGCAACCGCAGCATCAACCATTTCACGTCTTGGCGTTGGTACAAATGGTCAGGTGCTTACGGCTGATTCAACAGCGGCAACTGGTCTCAAGTGGGCTACAGCAGCCGGCGGCGGAAAAGTTCTTCAGGTAGTGCAAGGAACTTATTCTACCTCTACAACAATTTCTTCAACAACGATGACAGACACAGGACTTTCATTGTCAATTACTCCAACTTCTGCAACATCAAAGATTCTTGTACTTGTAAATCAACTTTGGACTGTCGAACGAAGTTCTTATGAAGAAGGTCATTCCATGCGAATTTTGCGCGGGGCTACCGAAGTCTATACGACTGGATCGACAAATACGGCTGGATATATTTATGTAGCAAATGCGACTGGATTAGCCGCAGGTGGCGTTGTGTCTTTATGCTATTTGGATAGCCCAGCAACAACATCAGCAACAACATATAAAACTCAAGGCAGAGTTCAAGTAACTGCGAGTTCTGGAACAGTTTATTATCAAACAAACAGCGGAACTTCAACAATCACACTTTTGGAAATTGGTGCATAATGGATATTAGAATCATCACAAGAGCAATTAAAGAACTTAGCCCAAATGCAGAATTTGCGTTTTCGGGCGATGATTTATCGACTTTGGAATGGCACAATTCAGAAGCAATTCGTCCGACAGATGCGGAAATCTTGGCTCATTGTGAAGTTGTGATTAAGAATCTAGAATCTGAAAAGAAAGCTAATGCTAAATCAAAAGCAGCCATTTTGGATCGTCTCGGCATCACCGCCGATGAAGCGGCTTTATTATTCGGATGATTTCAGCAAACGGATGGCCTGCATCTAAGGACAAAACCGAAATCGGAATCAAGTCGTATCCCATCGAAGGTACGTCAATTAAGCTTCAATGCGCCGAAGCCGTTGCACCTTTGCTTATTGGATTTGCAGCTGAGTTCCACAGTCTTATCGAGCACATCGATGGGGGCAGTCTCGATGATTGGGGATATTGCTATCGCGATGTCCGGGGGAATGTGGGGAAGCTTTCCAACCATTCATCGGGCACAGCCATCGACCTCAATGCCACAAAGCATCCGTTGGGCAAAGTCGGGACATTCCCAAATGAGAAAGTACCGATGATCCGTGCATTGGCTAAGAAATACGGAATAATTTGGGGTGGAGATTACCGAAACCGCAAAGATGAAATGCATTTTGAAATTGCTTTAACACCGGCGAAGGCCGCCGAATTGATAGCGAAATTGGAGAAAGAAAATGGATCAGTTCAAAGCGATGGCAGCTAGTTGGGCACGGTCATTTCTTGCTTCAGCTTTGGCCGTATGGATGGCAGGCGTTACTGATCCAAAAGCAATTTTTGCAGCCGGTGCTGCCGCAGTCGTGCCCGTCATAATTCGCTATCTTTCGCCAAATGATAAGCAGTTTGGTATCAATGCCAAATGAACGAAACGATAACGGCGGTTGGTGTAATTGCCGCCGCTACAATCTCAGCTATTGCCGCAATCTTTGCAGCTAAGTCTGAACGCAACTCACGACCAGTATCAAATGGATTCGCTGAGGGCTTACGCCATGACGTGCGGGAAATCCGTGCTTTGCTTATCCAACACATTAACGATCATGGCCGAAAATAAGCATTGATTGTATTGATTTGGTCTGACAGCCTAATTTCACTTTTGCCGCGTTGATCTAAATTAGTGGTATTGACTGAGGCATTGAGCCAATGCTTATTCTCTTCCCACAGCGTTTCAGCAGTGTGAGCCGCATCCACAAAGAGGTGCATATCTCGGCCTCTAACCTTCAAGGTGAACTCGACCTTTTGACGATGGCCATTTTCTTGCAAATAGTCAGTGGATACGATGAGCAAGTCTCCCGGATTGACAATGCGATCATCAAAGCCAAACCCAAACAGCTCCAATTTTCCTTGCATGGTCGCACTCGATGTGACCGTGACGAAGCCCGAAGGCTGCATTTTGGGTGCTGACATATTGATCTCCCGTTCAATAACGCCTGCGTGTCGGTTATTGTCAAATGTCCGGACTTGTCCGTACACTTATTTTCAAGTGAGAGCTACCTCTCATTTAACACCGTCAGACGAGGGAGACGTCAAGGGGTTTTTACCATGTAACTTATCCGCGATTATTATCAATCGCTGATGTGTTACATTATGTCAAGTAATTTTAAGCGTAAAACGCCATAAGTTACTTTACATAATCCCTTAATTGCTCCCGTGTCATGACCATAGCACCGGGAGATGAAATAGATGGGCATTACAGACACATTTGCATGGATCATGTTGGTGATATTAGGAACAGCAATTGCGTTCTATTCACTGGGATTTGCTGAAGGAAAGAAAGCCGGATTTTGGACTGGCAGAGCGGCCGGGATAAAGGTTGGCACAGATCGCAGGTCAGTCAATGGCTAATCAACTTGAAGGATATCAATCGGTTGCTGAACGCATCGAGCTTTGGTGGGAAAAATGGCCATCAGGCCGGATTGATTCCAAAATTATCTACCAAGACGGAACGCGCTACATTGTCCAAACAGACTTATATCGAGATGTCAATGATGTTTTGCCATTCTCAACAGACTTTGCGGAAGAAATCCGTACCAATCAAAATCGCTTTCCTTTGGAAAATGCAATCACATCCAGCATTGGCAGATCACTGCACACAGGCGGTTTGAGCAAATTCTCTGAAGGTATCCCCCGACCATCCTTTGATGAGATGAGACGTGTCAGAATCGATGACACACCAATGGTTCAAGTGGGCATGACAGTCACCCAAGAAGCCGATCCCTGGTCATCATTGGGAGAAGCTGTGGAACAGGTTGGAAACGGCCTTGTAGCGGGTACTGCAATCCTTGATGTGCCGCAGTGCCAACATGGCGCTATGGCCTTCAAAGAGGGCGTAGGCAAATCCGGGTCTCCATACAAAGGCTTTGTCTGCACAAATAAAAATCGTGAATTCCAGTGCCCACCACGGTGGCAAAAATGAGTGGTGATTTTGAGATAATCCGACTTGACACCGGCGACCGCTTACGCATTGACATGGATGGCACAGAGATTCGGGATTCCGTGCAAGTGCCCACGGTTGAATATTGCGACAAATGCCAGCAACAGAAAAACATCATCAACGGCGATTATGCGATGTGGCAGGGTCAAAAAATCCTGTGGTTTTGCGAGACGTGCAAATGATGATTCTTGCACGCCTTACGCGTGATGAAGAATTTGAATGTGCCTCAACGGCCTTTAGGCGTAACTTTGAAAGTCCGGGCAAGGTAGATCGCAGCGTTCAAAAGGTCAATCTGCATGAATCCATTGCCCGTGATGCTGAAGCTATAGGGGCAGAGCTTGTGGTGGCTAAATACTTTGGACTCGAAGACTTTGAACCTACGGTGAATGGCTTCAAGCTGCACGCCGATTTGGGTGCGAACATCGAGGTGAAGTGGACTCGCTGGAAGGATGGCAATCTCATTCTGACACCGCGTGATCGTGATTCAGATGTGGCCGTGCTCGTTACAGGCCAGTCCCCCGATTACTTCATCTGCGGCTGGACATACATTCGCACAGCTCGCAGGCCTGCCCGGCAACGTGGTGACGGCTCATGGTGGGTTAATCAATCTGACTTGCACCCCATTGAGGATTTGGCGAGGGCGGTCTATGACAAAACTGCACTATAACTGCGCCTTATGTGAACGGCTGACAATTCAAATCGTACGGGTTGTTACTGACACACTGCCACCAAATGTCCATGTGCTGATG